TTGGTGAGATTTGGGCTTCGGCTCAACAAACATTAGCAACTGGTGGTGGTGCCATCGTATTATCTACACCTTACGGTACAGGTAATTGGTTCCACAAAACATGGGTATCAGCTGAAAATAATGAAAATGATTTTATTCCAATTAAATTACCTTGGTATGTCCATCCTGAACGAGATGAAGAATGGAGAAAAAGACAAGATGAATTATTAGGTGACCCTAGAATGGCAGCACAAGAATGTGATTGTGATTTTAGCACTTCTGGAGATACAGTATTCCATTCAGAATGGATTGACTTTATCTCTCAAACTACTATTCAAAACCCGGTAGAACGTAGAGGTGTTGATCAAAATTTATGGATTTGGGAACCAGCTGATTATTCTAGAGAATATATGATTACAGCTGATGTTGCAAGAGGTGATGGTAAAGATTTTTCGGCATGTCATGTGATGGATGTTTTAACTAATACACAAGTAGCAGAATATAAAGGGCAAATGCCACCTAAAGAATTTGGATATTTTCTAACAGGCTTAGCTACAGAATATAATAATGCAATGTTAGTAGTTGAAAATGCTAATATTGGGTGGGCTACGTTAGATGCCATAATTGAAAGAGGGTATAGAAACTTATACCAATCACCAAAATCAGATCAACGTACTGCCGAATCATATCTTCGACAATATGAAGGTAATAGTGAAATGGTACCTGGCTTTACAATGTCAATGAGAACAAGACCACTTTGTATTAATAAAATGAGAGAATTTATTGGTGATAGGTCAGTAACTATTCGCTCAAAACGATTAATTGAAGAAATGAAAGTATTTATCTGGCGTAATGGTAGACCAGAAGCTCAAGGAGGCTACAATGATGACTTGGTTATGTCATTTGGGATTGGTATGTTCCTGAGAGACACGTCGTTAAAATTCCAACAACAAAGTTTAGATATGGCTAGAGCAACTTTAGGATCAGTAAAATCAACAACCTCTAATTGGAGTGGTGGTTACTCTGGAAATAAAGTCGATAATCCCTATGGTATGGAAATTGGTGGAAAGAACGAAAGCATTAAATGGCTTTTATAATATATTTATAATAAAATTAAAAAATGGCAGATAAAGGTTTATTTTCAAGACTACAACGACTATTCTCTACGGATGTAGTTATTCGTAACACAGGGGGCAATCAACTTAAAGTATTTGATGTTAATCAAATCCAACAAAGTGGAGAATATGAGACTAATGCTTTAGTAGATAGGTTTAATAGAATATATTCTAATTCAAGTACCTCACTATATGGCCAACAAGCTAACTTTAATTATCAATATTTAAGACCTTCATTATATTCTGATTATGATGCTATGGATACAGATGCTATTATTGCATCTGCATTAGATATTGTAGCTGATGAAAGTACTCTTAAAAATGATATGGGTGAAGTATTATCCATTAAATCACCTGATGAAGATATTCAAAAAATACTATATAATTTATTCTATGATGTATTAAATATAGAATTTAATTTATGGCCTTGGATTCGTAATATGTGTAAATATGGTGATTTTTTCCTTAAACTAGAAATTGCTGAAGATTTTGGAATTTATAATGTTATCCCTTATACAGCTTTCCACATCCAAAGATTAGAAGGAGATAAAGATAACCCTACAGAAGTAAAATACCAATTTGATCCTGAAGGTGTAGATGCTTCTGATTATGGGTATTATAATGTGCCTAATCAGGATAATGGTAGAAGTATTATATTTGATAATTATGAAATGGCTCACTTCCGTTTATTAACAGATATGAATTTCTTACCTTATGGTAGATCATATATTGAACCAGCTCGTAAGTTATTTAAACAATATACTTTAATGGAAGATGCTATGTTAATCCATAGAATTGTTCGTGCCCCTGAAAAACGTGTTTTTTATATGAATGTTGGGTCTATTCCCCCAAATGAGGTAGATGCATTTATGGAGAAAACAGTTTCTAAAATGAAACGTACCCCGTATGTAAATCAAGAAACAGGTGAATATAACCTAAAATATAATATGCAAAACTCAATGGAGGATTTCTTTATCCCCGTTAGAGGTAATGATGCAAGTACTAAAATTGAAAGTGCAAATGGTTTGCAGTGGGATGGTATTGCCGATGTTGAATATTTAAGAGATAAATTATTTGCAGCCCTCAAAGTGCCTAAAGCATTTATGGGTTATGATGAAAATACCGATGGAAAAGCAACATTAGCCGCTCAAGATATTCGTTTTGCCCGTACAATTGAACGTATACAACGCATTATAACATCAGAGTTATATAAGATAGCATTAGTTCATTTATATACACAAGGATACAGAGATGAACAATTAGCTAATTTTGAAATATCATTAACAAACCCTTCTATTATATATGACCAGGAGAGAGTAGCATTAATGAAAGAAAAAATGGATTTAGCCGAAAAAATGGTAGATACTAATATGTTCCCAACTGATTTTGTTTATGATCATTTATTTCACTTAAGTGAAGATCAATATGATGATTATAGAGATTTAATTAGAGAAGATGCTAAACGTAAATTTAGAATATCTCAAATTGAAGCTGAAGGTAATGATCCAGTTGAAACAGGACAATCATATGGTACCCCACATGATTTAGCTTCATTATACGGTAAAGGTAGAATGGATTCAGACCCAGCTAATGTGCCTGATGGATATGATGAAAAATCACCATTAGGAAGACCAAAAGAAAAAATATCTAATAGAAATACCCAAGAAGATAACTTTGGTAAAGATAGATTAGGCAGAGAAGGTATGAAAAAAGATTACAATGATAATGGTAAGTTGAAAGAAAACACTCATTTCTTAAAACATCAATCAATGTTAAAAAATATTTCTATACCTACTTCTAATAAAAAGCAATTAGTATTTGAAGAAGATAAGAAAGGAGATTCACTTTTAGATGAATCAAATATCAAGGAGCAGTAATTTTAGTATATTTATAAAAAAATAAGTATTGATGTATATAAAACATTCCAAATTCAAAAATACAGGTATTCTCTTTGAGGTACTAGTAAAACGAATAACAGCGGATACTTTATCTGGAAAGTCCTCACCTGCTATTAAAATATTAAAACAATATTTTGTTAATTCAGAGTTAGGAAAAGAATATAAATTATATGAAACTGTATTTAAAAATAAAAATATTAGTGATTCAAAAGCTAATATTATTTTAAATACCGTAGTTGAGTCTTCCAAAAAACTAAATCGCACCAGATTAAGAAAAGAAAAATATAACTTAATTAAAGAGCTTAAAGAGCATTACAATGTAGAGGATTTATTTCAAACTAAACTACATGATTACAAGGCACAAGCTGCTTTATATGTTCTATTTGAATCATATAATAAAGAAACAGGTACAGATCCCAACCACATTATTGATAATAAAGTAACATTATTAGAACATTTAACCCAAATCCCAATTGAAAGAGATGAAGTTAAAGAAAATGTTATTGAAGAATTTAAATCATACGATAAAGATCTTAGAACACTAACATATAAAATCATGTTAGAAAAGTTTAATAGTAAGTATTCAGATTTAAATAACAGACAAAAACACATACTTAAGGAATTTATTGAATCTGTAGATTCAACTCCACGTTTAAAAGGATTTTATAATTCTGAAGTTAAATATATCCAAACTAAATTAACTGAGGAAATTAAAAAAACTAAAGATGCAGCAATTAAAATTAAGTTGCAAGAAGTTTCTAAATTAATTGTTGAATTAGATAAAAGGTGCAAAGTAAATAGTAATCACTTAGTTGATTTACTCCAATACCATAATCTTTTAGAAGAACTTACTGTAACACATGGATAAACTTAAAGAAGTACTTAAACCTAAAGATGTAAAACCTTCTTTATTAAAAAGATTAGAGGCAAACTATGGGCCTGTTGACATGACTAATGATTTCTTTTCTACTGATCTAGACACGTATTTTAAAACGACAAATATAAATAAAGAAACAGGGCAATTATCTCATGATATTATTCAATTAGCTTCATTTGGGGATTCATTAAAAAGGATGTCTGATGCTGTAAAAGCATTAAAAATCCTCCAAACAACTGATGAGGCTAACAATGATCAAAATATTAAGGAAATAACTCGTGAGTTAAAAGATGTATTTAATAAATACAGATCACATTTAAGAACTAATTACCCTGATCAATATGATGAAATCAAAAGACAATTAGATGAAATGTCTACTACAGGGGGAGGAGCAGGTGCTGCTTCATTTACGGGTGGAACAGGAATGCAGTATGCCACACCATATGCTTTTAAGAAAAAAAAGAAAAAAGTTGATGAAGGAATTGGTGCTGATTTAGGCCCAGGCCCTAAAGCATCTGAAGATGGGGTTAAAGATAATGCTTATGTTAAACAATTTAAGTATAAATTAGTACCTAAAGATAAAAATGGAAATTATGTTCAGAAAGGATCTGGATTAGAAGTTAAGCAATTATTTGAAGCTGAAAGTGCAAGTGAATTTCAAAAAAAAAGAATAACTGCATTTGATCAAATAGAACAAGAACTTAACAATATTTATAAGATGTTGAGCAATGCTAAAAATGAAACTGTAGAATATTACAATGATAACGAATCATCGTACTCTGTAGTTAAACCAACAGACTTAGTTTTAGATTATATCAAAGACATAAAAGACTTATTAAAATAAAAATAGAATGAAACAGAAAACATTACAAGAACAATACAATTTAATTTCTGAAGGTAAAGGAAATAAAGAATCATTTATAAGGGCTGCTAAAAGACAGTTTCCAAATATGGTTCGTAATGCAGCTTCATTAAATGAAACTGTAGCTAGTTTAAAACATGGACATATTATATCAGAAAGTATATCATTAGGTATAGGTAATTCTGCTAAAAGCCCTACTACACCAGATTGGTTTGCTATTTTTGATAAAAATATGAACCTAGTAGCTGAAGAAGCTAAATCAGTAGAAAAAAAACCTACTAAAGCTGTTGTTGATTTAGAAACTGCGGGGTATGATTATAAGGATGAAGACAATGTTAATAACATGAATTTTGAAGAATATCTTCGTGGTTATTATACAGAAATGAAAAATCCTAAAAATTCAGATAAGACAGAACAAGAATTAAAAGACATAGTTCAAAAGAACTTAGAAAAAAATGCTTTGTTTTATGTTGAAGATGCTCAATTTGGAATTGAAGGAATTGGGTATAAAGAAGACTTACCAGGTTTAGGTAAAGGTAAAATGGTTAAAGATGCTGGTAAAGGTGGTGGATATGGAGAAGCTACTAAAAAAGACTTCCCTAAAGGAGATGTTGGTACTGGTTATGTAGAATTAAAAGAAAATAAAATGATATCATTAGTAGATTTAATGGAAAGTATGCCATTAGGAGAAAAAGCACCTATAAAAGTTAAGAAAAAATCAGTTAAAAAAGAAACGACAGATAGTAAATTAGCTGAAATTGAAAATAATGGAAGGATTGCTACACTAGAAATGCAGATTGAGGCTTTAGAAGAAATAATTTCAAGTAAAAATGAAAGATTATCTATGGTATCAGAAGATGAAAGTTTATCTGAATTAGTAGATAAAAAGAAGATGAAGGAAATGCAAAAAGAAATTAAGCTTTTAGAAAAGAAAAAAGCTGGAATAGAAAAACTATATGAAAAAATGTGTGGTAAATCTTATTCTAAAAAAGAAGTAGTAGACGAAACTCAAAACGAAGATTAATATGTCAACTTTATTAACAGAAACCCATATATTTAAAGCAAATCCTGTATTTTTAGCAGAAGGTAAAACATCCGAAAGGGGTTTACCTTTAGTTGAAGGGATTTTAGCTACGGCTGAAATCAAAAATGGAAATGGTAGATATTATTCTAGGGAGTTGTGGGATAGAGAAATAAATAAATATCTTCCTCTTGTTAAAGAACATAGAGCAATGGGAGAATTAGACCACCCAGAATCATCTGTTATTAATTTAAAAAATGTATCACACAACATTGCTGATATGTGGTGGGATGGAGATAATGTAATAGGTAAAATAGAAATTCTACCTACCCCATCCGGAAATATCTTAAAAGCATTAATTGAATCAAATATTACAGTAGGTGTTTCATCCCGAGGGATGGGTTCACTTAAGGATGTAGGTGGATTAATGGAAGTTCAAGATGATTTTGAATTATTATGTTGGGATTTTGTTTCAACTCCATCTAACCCAGATTCATTTATGCATTTAGTAAGTGAAGGTTTAGATTTTTCAAAACAAACTAATTACCAAAAAGTAAATTCCATTATATCCGAAATACTTTGCTCCAACGGACAATGTCCGATTATATAACCCT